GGCATCGGCGCGGACTTTAAAGGCATTCGCAGCAAGGACCTGAAAAACTAATGGCCTTCAATTACGCCGGCTTAGAGCAGACGGCGGACACGCTCGTCGACAAATTCGGGGCCGCGATGACGTTGACGCGGACCACCGAAGGAGCCGGGGCCGATCCGTTTGATCCGGTGCGCACCGAAACCGACTACGCCGTCAACGGGGTGCGCCTGAACTTCAGCGACCGCGAAATCGACGGCACGGCCGTCCAGCACCAGGACTATAAGATCCTGCTGGCGGCGAAGGACCTGACCGTCGTACCCGAGCCCGACGACGTCATCGCCGACGGCAGCAGCGAAGTCACCGTCGTCGGCGTGCGCCGCATCCACCCCGGCGACACCGACCTGGCCTATATGTGCCACGTGAGGAAATGATGCCGACCAACCACGCCGCCTTTGGGCGCGACCTCGACGCCTGGGCCCAGAAAGACTTGAAAAAGCACGTCGGGCAGTTTGTCCAGAAGATCGTGTTCCTGACCCTGGACGGCGTCGTCTCGCTGACGCCCGTCGATACGGGGCGCGCTCGAGCCAATTGGCAAGTCGGCGTCAACATCCTCCCCACGACCGAACTGGACGAGCAGGCCGGCCAAAAGGGGGTCATCGCCCACAAGGGCCTCGGCGGCTCCGTGACGCTGCGCGAAGCCTCGGCCATCAACGGCATCCAGGAAAACGACCGCCCGTACATCATCAACAATGTGCCCTATATCGTGGCCCTCGAAAACGGCCATTCCGCCCAAGCGCGCCAGGGCATGGTCGAATTGACGCTGGCTCGCATTAACGCTTTTCACGCGAAAGAACGCTAGTCATGGCAAAAAAATGGAACATGAAAGACGTCCTGGACGTCTCGGCCTCGGCCTGGGACTCGGAGACGGTCAGCCCGTCCGATTCGGTGGATCTGGTTAAAGGCTTGACGCGCGGCCTCTACATCGGCGGCGGCGGCGACACCGAAACCATTTCCGTCGAAATGGGCTCCGGCGTCACGCAGTCCTATACGGGCTTCCAGACGGGTCAATTCTGCCCCCTACAAATTACCCGCGTCAACAACACCGGCACGACCATGACGCTCATGGTGGCCCTGTACTAACCCCCATACGAGAGGAGGCCCCCTATGCCCCCGATCAAAGAAATGGAAATCACGGTCCACCCCGACGCCAACAAGGGGACCAACAACAGTCCGGTCAACAGCCGCGACGGCATCCTCTATGTGGCGTACATCAACAAGAAGCGCGACCTGTGCGTGGCCCAATTGAAAGACGGCCGCAAGCGCGTCCGCGTCCTGGCGAAGAATATGTTGGTCAACGCCTATCACGGCATGCCGACCCTGCAGATCGACGGCCGGGGGCACATCCACGTCTGGGCCAACATGCACAGCACCCCTTGGCAGTACTGGCGCAGCAAACACCCGCACCGCCTCGACGCCTGGACCTTCGAGGGACAATACGCCGGCAAAAACCCGGGCTACTCCACCGCGAAACAGAGCGGCTGTACTGGGCAATGCGCCATCGACTGGGCCGGGAACGGCACGGCCAAAATCCCCGGCAACCAGATCACGTATGTCGCCGCCGCTTCCGACTACTTGGGGAACTTGTTTGTGGCGTGCCGCGCCGCGTTTTTGCCGGGGCAGAATAATTATCACGGCCGTCAATGGCACCTGCTCGTGCTGCGCTACGACGCCAAAAAGGGCACCTGGCGCACCCGCGACCTTGTCCACGACCCAAAAGAAGTCACGCAGGGGGCCTCCCTCGCCGTGCGCCCCGACAACAGCATCATCGTCGGGGCCGTCAAGGGCGACCATTACACATCGAGCGCCGGGTCGAATGCGTTTCTCGCCAACAACCGGGGCGTGTTGCTCTACCTGAACGAAGACTTGGTTAACGTCACCGGCGACTGGCCCAAACGGGGCGGCATCCGCTACGCCGGGACCGCCGTCGATAAGAAAGGCCACCCCGTCGTCGTCTACGAGGGCACCCAGGAGACGCGCCATATGTTTCGCTGGACCGGCTCGAAATGGAACAAACAGTCGATGGCCCCGGCCTACGCCGCGTATAAACTGCGCATCGACGCCCAGGACACCTATTACGCCTTTTCCTCCGGCCCTCGGATGCACGTCTCGACCAACAAGGGCAAGTCGTGGAAAACCACCAAGATCGACGGTGCGCCCTCCGGCGCATTTGTGTGGCCGGACGACAACGCTTTTTATTTCGAGGGCACCGTCCGCTTGGCCGAAATGCGGGGCGACAAATTGCGGGTCTGGCGACTCAAGGACGGCATCCCGACCCACAAGGCCGCAGATTCGAGCCCTACGCCGCCCCCGACGCCGCCCCCTAGTGATAACACCCCTAAACTGGAACAGGCTGTCACAGCCGCCATAGGGCGCTTAGAAGCCGCTCGATCGGACCTGGACGCCGCCCTGAAGACTTTGAAAGGAGCCGTATAGCATGGCCGACCGCACCTACGAACAGAGCGGCGTGGTGATCCACTTCGACGACGCCCAAGAAATCCCCGGCGAAGCGAACACTTTCTGGGCCACCAAGATTGAAATCGCCCGCACGGATCGCGGCAGAACGAAGCACGTTTCGTTTGTCTTCAACGACGCCGCCGACCACAAGAGCAAGTCCAAATTGTACCTGGATCAGATGCACGTCACAGAGCGCGAAATCGACGTCGGCGGCGAGGGCGACTTGAACGCCTTCGAACTGGCCGAAGAGGAACGCCTGAAGCGCGAAAACCCGCGCGGCCCTCGCCCTCCCGGTCGGCCCCAATTGCCCGAAGCCAAACGCAAGGAACTGGCCAACGACGACAAGACGGTCTTCGAAGACCTGCCCGTCTACGAAATCGAAATCGCGAAGAAGAAACGCCAGATGCGCCGCCAGCGCTATCGGCAGCACTACGACGTGCCGACCCTCAAGCCCAACGTCAACGGCGGCGAGGGCATCAAAGTCTATTACAACCCGACCGAGCCGATGCCCGCCGACCACCCCGACTTTGCGCCGGGGGCGACTTATGAGGCGCTTTATCTGGCCAATTGCAACATGGGCACCGGCAGCACGTCGGCCCCCGTCGCGCCCCGCAAGGGCAATTACCAGGAAATAAAGAGCGATGCCTAAAGCCGGACCATTTAAAAAATTCAGGCTCGTCCAGGACGGCACGGCCACGGCGAACACCGATACGTCGATCACGTTTTCATTTACGAGTACCCCGAAGCCGGGGAACGCGATCCTCTGCGTGTTTGACCTGTTTTCAAACCCCGAAAACGCCGCCGTCAACAGCGCCGAAGCGGGCTTTGTCGAAATTGTGCACCACGGCAATTTTCTCGCATTGGGCGACATTTCGGCGTATTACTACATCGTGCAGCCGGGCGACGACACCGACTTCGTCTTTACGTCGGACGTGACGTCGGAAGACCTGAAGGTGCACGCCATCGAGGTCGAAGGCATCGACCCCGAAAACCCGCTGATCGACTACGCGACGCACAGCGTCTCCAACAGCGAACCGGCGAACCCCACGATTTCGGGCGACGCCTACGCCGACCCCGTCTTCGTCTATGGGTACTTTACCAGTGCCACGGGCCAGACTGTTGACAGTTTCGACGACAACGGCGACGCCAACGGCGTGACCCTGACCGAATTAAATCAGACGTCGGGCGGCGGCGAAACCGTCAAAGACGCCTATGGCATTTTCAACCACGCCATCGACGACATGGAGACGACGATCAACATGTCGGCGAACACCTACGGCACCGGCTTTATCGGCACCTTTCGCCCGGCCCCCGTCTTCGACTTCGAAGAGCCCATTCTGCGCCAGAGCAGCGAAAACACGGGGGCCTCGTCGACGCAAGCCACGGCCACGTGGATGAGCCAACCACTGGAAGACAGCCTGATGCTGGCCTGTTGGTCGGCGCGGTCCTTGGCGGACCCACCGGCGACCATTCCCGACGGGTGGACCGTCGACGACAATTTAGAAATTCATGTTAGCAACGCCGACGCCATTATCGCCTATAAAAAAGCGGGGGCCAGTGAGCCGCTTTCGACGATATGGGGCGATAATAGCGGCGGCCACGGTATGTGCGTCACCCTGCTGGAATATACGGGCATAGATACGGATAATTTGATCGACCAGCACGACACGGACAGCGGCGCGTCCAGCACAACGCTCGGGCCGCTCGTATTTCCCGAATCGACGGACCAAGATGTCGAACTGATCGTCGGGGTGGTGACGGGGACGGAAAACAACAATATTTCTACCGTCGACAGCGGCTTCACGATCCAGGCCGACTATTCGTCGGGGGGGGCCGCGCAGGTGGGCACCGGCGTGTTCGATTTAGTGAGTCGCACCAAAGAAGCCTATTCGTGCACCGTTGAAATGGGCGCGACGACCAGCCATGGCGGCGTCTTGGCCTCGTTTCGCGCCAAGCGCAAGATGTACAAAAAACCGGTGCGGGTGCAGTCGAAAGCGGAGAAGGTTCTTAGCGATAATACCGACTCTGTTATGTTTGACGATGCTGTGCAGGATAGCAACCTGATAATGGCTTGGGTGAGTTTGGCGTCCAGTGGTTCGGTTACACACACCTTTACCGAGCCGGATGGGTTTACACTGGTACCGGGTACTCAGACGACGCAAGAACACTCATCCTTTACTCGCACCGTGGGTATGTATTATAAAGTAGCCAGCGGTGAGTCTGGTGCTTATGTGTGGAATTTTAGCCATACCGGGCGCATTACCATCGACATGGTGGAAGTGGCCAACGTCAATACAGCCAACCCTATTGATGTAATTACCCCAGCCCAAGGCACCTCGGCGGTGAGTTCCTTTACGTTTGCCGCATCTGAACTGACCAGTCAATCAACGGCGTATATTTTCGCGGGTGTAACGTGTCATGTGGCCACAGCCACAGCGGGTACCTTTGATTTGGGTGTAACACAATTCTCCGACCAAACACCCGGTGCAGCGTCGTATACATTTGTAGGTGATCGCATTGTCGGGCAAGCGTTTGACGCTGATGTAACGGCGTCGTGGTCTACAGCTACAGCTAAGTACGATGCCGCCATTGTATCGCTCAACGCCGCGCCGATGACGGGGTATTGCACGCCGTATCGCGTCCAGTCGGCCCAACATTCTCAAGATGCATCTTCGAGCCATACACTATCGTTTGCGTCTAATTTAACTGTGGGCAATTTGGTTGTCTTGACGATGACCAAAGACGACGATACAGGAGCGGATGAAACAATTACACTGCCTACTGGATACACGGCAGTATGGAACGACCAAGTAGGGTCCAGTTTCAACGCGGGTGCTTTCGCTTATAAGATAATCGACAGTGATGACCATGCTACAGACGTTACATGGTCAGGAGCAAGATCTCGGTGGGGCATTTCAGCGGCGGCTGAATATGCGGGTATTGATACGACCAGTCCTTTAATGGACCATGTTTCAGATATTGAAGGGTTGGATACAACCAATTCTACAAACAGCCAAACATTAACGGCATCCAACGCAACAGACGCCTTTGGCGCTTTATTGGTTGGGTTTCGTCATACAGCCGATGGGGCTCCGGACAGTGCAACTACAGTAGATAGTGGCTTTTCTGTTGTAGAAGATCATGCGTCAAATTTCAATCCACATGTTGTACTGTTTGATCGGATTATTTCTTCCAATGAAACGCCCTCTATGACCGTTTCTTGGACAACAGCGCGGCAGTCTATGGCGGGCTTAGTCGCCTTCCGCGCTGCGCCGTCGCCCATCCTGCGCTGGCAAGCCGCCGCCGGCAGCGACTCCACTGGCGTGTCTCAAGTAGACGCCGTTTTGCCCAATCCGCCGACGCCGGGACGGGGAAAATTTACCGTGGCTGTTTTTTCGGTACGCAAAGCCTCGGCTTTTTCCATCACGGCCGGCCCGACCGGCTTTACCGAAGTGAGCGACGCCGCCGTGGCCGACTATATCGACGCTGGGTCGGCTGTAGGAACGCTCAAAGTCTATTATCGCGAAAACCAAGAGGGCGACAGCGCCACGGCTTCTATTACTACAGACGTGACGGTGAATTGGTCCTACGCGATCTTGGAATTTGAAGGCATCGGCCTGGACGGCGTAGTGGCCGATACGGAAAACAACGACTCAGTGGGAGTCACGACCATCGACGATGTCAGCGTGGAAGCCGCTATATCCAACATGCTGTCGCTGGGTGTTGTCACGACGTCCGACGGCTCGGGCGTTTCAAATTTTGCGGCCGACGACGGCTCGCAGTTAATCGCGGAGGCGAATATAGCCAACAGCAACGTGCCTACGCTGGCTATTTTTGAAAAAATGGTACCTTCGGCGGGCACGCTTGACCCGGATTATACGTGGTCGGGAAGTAAACGAGCCGCAGGGTCTTTAATGGGCATCATGTCGACCCTAGCCGGGGACGTCGTCACCACCCTGCAAAGCGGCCTCCGCCTCAACACCGGTTTGCGGATAGGCATTTAAATCATGTCGATGGAAACGATCCGCGCCACGATCTTAGGGCGCTTTAACACGCAGTTCAGCGCGAGCCAGCCGTCCGTGCCGATCCATTGGGAAAATGTATCGGGGCGACCGGCTGACGCTCGGGCCTCCTGGGTGTTAGTGCAGATCCTCTGGGGGGACCAGCAGATTATGAATTCGGGGCCGGATACGCAGCGACGGCTGCGGCGCACCGGCCTCTTATCCGTGTCGATCTTCTGTCCGCCCGGAGAAGGCAGCAAAACGGCGACCCAAATTGCCGACGACGTCGAAGCGGCGGCGCGGCAAGTCACGGCCTCCGGCGTCCGCTTTCACACGCCCTCGACGCTGCCGAATCCAGCGGAGGAGACGTATTTTAGTTACATTGTTAACACCCCTTTCCTCGTCGATGAATTCCATTGACGGGGGCGTCGATGTTTTCGTTTAAACCTTGCAAGGAGTAGTATCTCATGGCTTTAGCAGATGGCAACCGGGTACAGCACTCGTACCAGGTCGAAGACACCTGGGGTGTCACCAAAGGCTCGGCCGATTTCGAGGAAATTCTCGTTACCTCGGGTTCGTTCAGCCAGGACCCCACGTTTATTCGCTCCGACCAGATACGAAGCGACGCCCAGCGCGCAGGTTCTAAACGAGTCGGGGTCAATCCCACCGTCAATTACAACATCGAAATGCAGTCGCAGAATTTCGATGATTTCATCGAGCACGCCATCCGGTCGGACGCCACCTGGAACACGGGGTCCGTGACCGGCACTACCATTGCCGCGGTCAATTCGTCTTCGCAATTCACCGATTCCGGCAACGGCCTAGGCGTCTTCGAGGCGGGGCAATGGGTCTACGTCTCCGGCTTTACGGGCGACACGAGCAACAACGGCTGGGCGCGGGTCACCACCGCCGCCGCTGGCGCGCTCACCGTCGATAAGACCCTCGTCGACGACTCGGCCGGCGAGTCCGTCACCATCGAGTCCGAGTGGATCCAAAACGGCACCGCCGAACCCTCGTTCAGCCTCCAGGAAGAATTCCTCAACCTGACCAACCGCCTGCACATCATCACCGGCGCGCGGATCGGGGCCTGGAATTTCAACGTCTCCCCTCGGGCCATCATCACCGGCTCGTTTGCGTTCCAGGGGAAGGACTTCAACCAAGCGACCAGCAAAGCGGGGTCCGGCACGGTCAACGCCGCTGCCGCGCAAGAAGTGATGTCCGAAGTCGACGCCATCGGCTCCTTTTTCTGGGGCGACGGCGGCGCGGCGGAAACCTTCTCGCTCAACAGTTTCAATTTCGGTACGTCGACCGCCACGCGCGGCCAGACCGGCCTCGGCTCCGAAGCCCTGATCGGCTTGGCCCTGGGCACCATGACCGTGTCGGGCGGCTTGCAGGTCTACTTGAGCGACAGCGGCAACGACGACACCTGGACCACGCTCGAGGCCGACTTCCTGGCGGGGACCAAGCGGCGCTTGGCCATCGCCATGTCGCAGGAATCGAACAGCCAGACGGACCATTACCTGATCGAATTCCCGTCGGCGCAATTGACGAGCGAACCCGGCGACCGCCCCGGCCTCGACAACGACGTCATGTCGAATTACGGCTTCGAAGCGGAACCCGGCACGACCACCGGCAGCACGCAGAAGACGATTCAGGTTTTCCGCGTCAGCAACGTGGCTTAATATGAACACCCCCGCGTCCCTATGACGTAAGCGAAATCCCGCAGCGGGTACCGGGGGGAAGGCTGGTATAGGGGCGGCTTTCCCCCTTTTATGTTCGACCTCTAACCCTATAATGGAGGAGCACCATGTCTACGGACCGAAACGGCACCACCGATTTATTCGATATCTTTGGCCGCAACCTGGACAAAGCCGAAAACGGCGTCTGGGTCAATGCCCCGCGCGGCGACTTGCGCTGTTTGATTGCACGGTCGGGCAACCCCCACCACAAAGAAGTGTCGCGCCGCCTCCTGGCCCCCTATCAGGACCAGGTAGACCGGGGCACCTTGTCCGACGAGGACAACGAGCGCATCACCATACGCGCGATGGCCGAAAGCCTCCTGCTCGATTGGGAAAACATGACGTTGAGCAACGACAAAGGCGAGAAGAAAGCGGTCAAGTACACCCGCGAAGCGGCCATCAAGGTGTTGTCGGACCCCGTTTTTGAGGATTTTAAAAATTGGGTGGCCGTCCAGGCCAGCAACCAGGAACTGTTCCGCATCCGCGCCATGGACGCGGCTGCAAAAAACTAAAGGCGTTCGTCGAGTCCGAACTGGTACTGGACGAACGCTACGACAAAGACCCGGACAACCCCGAAACGTGGCGAGATTTTTATGAGCGACGCGCCCGCACCGGCAAGGCCCCCAAGAAGTACCTGGAGCGTCCGCGCTGTCCGCGCTCCCTGGAGTATGTCTGGAAAGCCTACCGCATGCTGGCGGGGAAACACTTCATATCGGCCGGGATGGGGGCCATCACCGGTCCCATCCCGTTCGAGACGCTCCTGGGCTACGCCGAGCGCTTCGGCCCCCACGACCCGGAAGGGTTCGAAGATTTTGTCTATTACATCGCCATCGTGGACAGCCTCTACATCGCCCACGCCGCCGACCAGCGCAGCAACGACAAGCCGAAAGACTGAGCCATGCCCGAATTAATTGTTGCCATAGATCCCCAAACTGGTATAGGGCGGCGCGCCGTCGAGCGCGACAGGGTC